CAGGCGGTCCCGGAGGTCCCGGAGGTCCCGGAGGTCCCGGAGGTCCCGGAGGTCCCGGAGGTTCAGGAGGCCCCGGAGGTCCCGGAGGTCCCGGAGGCACAGGCGGTCCCGGAGGTCCCGGAGGTCCCGGAGGTCCCGGAGGTCCCGGAGGTTGAGGCGGCCCCGGAGGTCCCGGAGGTCCCGGAGGTCCCGGAGGTCCTTTACCGCAAACGCCGTCGGTACCGCGAGTAGTGCCGGGCATACACTCGCACTGCTTCGTGCTGACATCAAAATATTCGTTAGCGCCGCAGCCGCCAATGCCGCACGGGTCAAGCCCCTGTGCCAAACGAATTAAGTCGAAAGGCTCACCATTTGGGCAGGTGAGCGGCGGGGGTGGTGGAGGTGGCGGGACAACTATTGGCGGGGGTGGAGGCGGCGGGTAATTAATTACCGGGCCATAGTTAGTCGCACCACGCTTCGGCGTAGTCGTGAAATAGTCTCCCGTCTCAAGCGGCGCACGGCCAATTGGGGGGACTAATAGCGAACGGTACCACTCAGCGAGTGATTCATCGTACGGTTGAAGTGAAGCAAGACCTTTCGTACCTACACCTCTGGGTGCGGGCTGCGTCAGGCGAGTAAGCGGATCACGGCTATACGCAATTAAATTTTGAACAGGTCCCGTACTACTTTGTTGTTCAAAAGCCGCATAAGTAGGTTGTTGGTACGTTGGCGCTGATATTTTATTTTCAGTAATTAATTTTGATACTTCATTTGAAGGTGAGCTGTAAAAATAATATTCATCAGACGGAATAGCCCCTTCCTGAAATTTAGGAAATTGATCTGGGCTTTCGTACCAAATCATATTTCCAGTAACCGGATCTAAACTTCCATCCGAGTACCGCACACTATCGCCAAACGGTCCACCAATCGCTGTAGATTTTACCGGACGAGTTACAGTCAAAGTAGGTTGAACAAAAGTAGGCGTAGTGGAAGCAGACTGCTGTTCAATGGGAAAATTAAATTGTGATCCGGAAACAGTTTGCGGAGTAGTCGAACTTGAAAAATACTGATTTAACTGTTCGTTATTATCGCTGTTAATTAAAGAAGTCACGCCCTGTTCTGAACCGGTGCCAGTAGCACCAGTGCGATACCAATCAGTCAGGGCGGGAGCGAAAGGGCGGAGGTTACGGAAGTATTCTTCGCGCCTCCTTTGCTCGTCTTGCTCCAAGTTGCTCGCCGTTTCAGAAACCCCGCCTTCTGCGAACCCTTCCTCGCCGCTAAAAACATTAATTTGGGGTTCGTAACCAGCAGACTGCACCCGACTCATCGGGTAAGACAAATTAGGCCGAGGGACAATGCCGCCCCCAGCCATAGCCACGCCGTCTCGTCTTTGAGCGTCAATGATCTCCGAGCGTTGCGGCATCGTGGTCGGAGGTTGATTCTGCATAGGGGGCGGTTGCCCCGTAGGTGGTGGCCTACTGTAATCAGGGAACTGCGTGGTGTAGCCCTGATCGGTATAGCCGCCATCAATAAAGTACGGTTGCCCCGGCTCACGGAACCTTGGATTGACCCGTCCGTAATTAAACTGGACGTTGCGGTACTGTTGAGGCTGCGGAGTCGGAATGCCCGGTCGCTGTCCCGTCGCCTTTTGTTCAGCACGATTCATCGCATAAAGCGCAATCGCCTGCATGATCGGGTCAGTGCCTCGACCGAAGATACCCTGCTGTCCCTGTTGTCCTTGCGGGGGTTGCCCTTGTTGCGTAGTACCCGACTGACCGCCGCCTAGTATTCGTTGTAAAAGCGCATCAAGGCCACCACCACTGGCAGGACTTTTACCTAACGGAGCTTCAACCGTAGGCTTGGTATCCATAAGACCCGGCGCGATTTCGCCAAAGTCATCTGCTCCACGAGGAGCTTCTCTGTATCCAGCAGGACCCGCGATACCGGGGGTTCTCCTGCCTTGTTGTACCGCGCTCGTAATACCACCGAGTAACTTAGTCCCGGCGTAGGCTTTCATGCCCGCCTCAAGACCTTTTTGCAGATCGCCCTTGATAGCGCCGTAGGCGGTGCCAGCAATCAATGCGGTGGTCTGAGGGTTTTGGATTATCGTGCGACCGACGTTAGCAATGCCCCTTCCAATAGAACTTAAAAATCTACTAAGGGCCGACGCTTCAAGGACCCCTGTTACCGGATTGACCGGCAGTTCCACACCCTGTGCACGGGCAATGGCTTGGAGGCTGCGAACCTCTTCGGGAGTCATGTGAACGAGGGTGGAATCCCCGTTACGACCTTGAGCGGCTACAAGGGACGCAAGTCCTGCCGCAGGATATTGATTCATAAGCCCCCCAAGGGGAAAGGTTTCTTAAATGGTATCACTCGTTGGCCTCGTAATTCGATACCCAAGTGACAGTCATGATGATGGACGGAATGGCCGGGATATTGCCCGTAGCGGCTACGTATGGAATGACCACGTTAGTGTCAGATGACTCCCAAGCCAACTCAAAGTAGTCATTGGCCTCCATAACCAGCACAAAGTTCCAAGCCGCTACGATTTCGTTGTTAGGACCGTCGATGACGATCTTGGTAGCTGAGTCCGGCAGATTGACCCCATTAATACGAGGCCAAATGTAGACCGCACTAGCTGAGCCGCCCGTCTTATCTAACTGAGCCGAGAACTGAAAGTTATAAATACCCGTCTGGGCAACAAATATCCTAGATGTGGGTACGCCACGAGTAACGGCCTGCTGAGTAACAACTGAGTTGTAGGTAAATAGATTGACTTGATTGGCTACCGGATTCGTCTGTGTCGTGGTGTCAAAGTACGAAGCGTGTGCGGTCGGGGAATTAACCCGATTAGCGATCTGGCTAAAAAACAGACGCAGGATGTTGGTTAACTGATCCTGATATCGAACCTGATAATCAGTCGGGGCAACCGGTAAGTTCGGCGGCACTACACCGCGAGCGACGGTCATCGTCGTCCATCCGGTTTAACGTCAATACGCATCATGCCCATTTGCCACGCTACACCAAGATCAGTTGAGTCCACACGGAACGCCATCTGACGACCACGCACTCGGGTGTAGACCTGACCGGTGTACTGTTGAATCGGGATTACCGATGTTCGGGTAACGGTCGGCGTATCGGCAGCGGTGTAATTACTGCCTGAATTCTGACGGGGTTTAACGGTGAGCATTACAGACGGATTGGCTCCGTTCGATCCCGTAAAGTTCAAGTCAGGCAGGATGCGCCAAACGTAGCCAAAGTTCTGACCGTCCTGAATGTCAAAGTCTGACGACTCAATAAACGCTTCAATCGGCACGGGCGGATTGACCGACGCATCATCGTTGCCAACTTCATGCAACAAGACTTGGTTTGGAATCCTGAGACTGACCACGGTGTACTGAGTATGGGACGCAGCCACGGTAGAGTTCGCGCCACGCACACACCCAGTAAGGGTATTGTTAACAATATTGGCGTACGTGATTTCCTCAGAATCAATCGTAACCGTACCGCTTAACGGGTACGTTGCAGCATCTACCAAGGCAATAGTCGTAATGGACGAATCAATCGACGTAGCCAAATACGAAGTCTGAATAGAGAACGCTGCGATTGGGTAGTTACGCTGGGTATGTTCAGACCATGCCGTGCGATTGATATTGCCGTAATACCAAATACGCTCAAGATAGTTATAGATCACATAGCGATCATTAATAAAACTATTGGCTGACGGGTAGAACCACCAGACTTCATTGAAGCCCTCGTTACTGCCAGCACAAACCTGATCAAGCTGATCGTAATTAATATCGTTGTAGACGAATTGGCGAAGAGTGCAAGGCAGCGTTTCTACACGACCCGTATACATGAAGAACTTGTCACGACCCATCCAGTACGTGACGTTATTGACTGTCTGCGCCGCGTTTTGCGAAGCAATCGAAATGTCTTGATCTAGCAGAGTAAAGTTCCACACGAACGGTGGCCCAATGTACTGCATCGAGAAGATGGCGGTATCAGTCCAAATCAAGATTTCCTGACGAGTATTCTGCGTGGCTACGATAAACGAGCCGTGAGACAAAGTTTGCTCACCAGACTGATTAGTAACTTCGGGCACCCACTCATACGGATTACCTTGATCCGACCAACGGACAAGAAGCGGATTAAATACCGTGTTAAAACTCGTCGGGTCGTAAGGGGTTGAACCCATGCAAATCGTGAACTCGTTTACAGGCGAATCAATGATGACGTTAGTTTCGTTAGGGACATGACGCCCCGCAAAACTGAAAGAAACATCAGAAGCCGTAAGGGTGGCTGTAACTGCTGCTGAAAGCGTAACAGACGTTGAACCTGTCCAAGCAGTCGTGACATAAGTGCCCGCTGGAATACCGGTACCTGATACAACAGACCCCGTGTTAATCCCTGTGGCGTCAGCCACCACAATAGCAGTAGCGCCAGAAGCAGCCGTGGCCGTCGTCGCCGTTTTTTCTACCGTATTGGCTTTGTCTTCAAGCGAGACCGCTCGTGCCCACGTAGTGGTGTCTTTAGTCCAGAAATAAACTTCACCGCTACGCTCAGCGAATATCAGGTCATCGCCGTAATTAAACATCGACCAGAGCCGCATCGGGATACCAGCCGGGGATGCTGAACCCCAACCACCGCTACCCCACGGAGGACCGCCCCAACCAACTTGGGTGGTATAAACAGCGTTACCTGCGTCGATGTCGTATTGAGCAACAACTAAAGAACCGCCACCCGTAGCCGTCGAACCTGCCGCAGTGGGTGAATAGATGACAAATGAATTGGCGCTTGGAACTGAAGCAACTTCAAAGGCACCGTTTAAAGTCAAACTGCCTACAGCCGTGGCACCTGAAAAAGTGACGTACGTGCCGATAGATGTGCCATGTGCAGTGGCCCCAACCTGAACCGCTTTACTGCCCGCCACCGTGCTAAACGGATTAGCAGAAAGAGTTACAGATGATGCAAGCGGGGTGATGTCATAAAACTCGCCACCCAGTTCTACATAAACTTTCTGATTGGTACCGACACCTAGAAGATTCTGGCCAACAGCCGTCACCCAGTTCCAGAGATACCGGGCAACCCCCTTATACGTATAGGCAAAGTTAATGTTCTGCCAGCCACCTAGTTTTTCGGCGTAGCCAGATCGAAAACGCACCTTGTCGGACGCAAAGAAGCCGCCTTCGTTGGCGTAGCTGGTTGATTCGCGGTTAACGCCGGGGCGCAGTTCTAGTTTCTGAAGTGCCATTACGAGACCCCTGACAGGTACAACGCCCGTTCGTCGTTGCGCCTTTTTACCAATCCCGGCAGTACTTTACCACCCGCCTTGGTCCACTTCAGGAACTCGTCAGCCGCTTCTTCAAACTCGCCCCGGTTTGTCTTCATCCGAAGGGAAGAGCGTTGGAGATTGCCAAGACCCACGTTGAAGGCAAAACTGACGAGAGAATCGAAGATTCCTTGATTGCCAACAGCAGCAGGGCAAAGTCGAACCACACCACGCTCAAACCGGCCAAGGTCTTGAGCAAGTATCCGGTCCACTTCGTCCATCGTGAGAATCCGGTCCCAACCTGCGGGTATCGGTAGATCTTTGCGTTCATTAAATGGGATAGCGGTGTGTTTTGGATCAATCACGTGGCCCACGCCCACCGTCCACAAAAGCGCCGGGCAGCGGTAAGGCTTAGTCCTCACCCCTTCGTGGTGCTTGATCATCTGGATGGCGGCAGGGCTGACTTTCACTTCTTGCCAAAAGCCTGTGTCCCGAACCAGAACGCGATAATTGAAGACAGGATTAGCATCTCGTCATCCGAGAATACTTCCGCCATCGCAGCGGCAAAAGGTACGCCCGTGTTATAGGCATACCACACACCAGCGATGTTGATGGCAACTAGCTCCAGCACGAAGATGTAAGTCACGACCGGACGGACACTGGCGCGGAGGTTAATCATCCACTGGGACGCACCTTTGCCAATCTCCATGTCGTGCTGATACAAAGCCACGCGCTCTTCGGCTGCAGTTTGAGTCTGAATCTGCTCCAATTTGATCTCTTCAACCCGAGCCTGAGCAATAAAGCCACGCTCAGCCAAGGCCAACTCGCGTTCTTTCTGGGCAGCAACGAGCGCCAACTCATGCTTCTTGTCCTGCCGGTCTTGGAAAATTTGCAAGATTTTGGGCAGTCCACCCGCGAGGAAAGACAGGAAGGTTGAGATTAGCGTCATCATGGCTTAGCCCTCGTTAAGAACTTGCACGGGTTCTTCAACAGGTACTTCAACCGGCGGTGTCCACGGCAACGGAACGACCTTTGGCTGCGCGACTTTCTGATTGTCGATCTGCTGCTGCGCCATGCCTTCAAAGCGAGCCACGCCATCAGCGCCGAGTGCATCTTTGGTCCATTGAATGACCTGATCTTCGGTAATGCTGGCGAGGTCGGTAAAGTTAGCGGCATCGGGCGGAAGCAACTTAGTGTCGCCCTGCACAAAGCCCTTCAGCCCGTCTTCATCTGCGTCAATGTCAAAGCACACCGTCACGACGACGTTATCAAGGCCGTTCTCGGACAGACATTCAATCTGCCGAACTTTCCATACAGTATTCATTTATTTAGCCTCCTCGGGCTTTGGAAGCAGAGGTTCAACCTGCTCTTTCAATTTCATATAAAGCGGGAAAGCTCCTTGCGAAGTGGGCAACGAGCCAATCAAATTCACGATAGCGACCGCTTCTTCAAGGGTCACTTCAAGTTTGACGGATTCCATCATTACGCTCCGATAATTGGACCTTCGACCCACGACTGTGTAGCTTCATCCCACGAATAAAAGTGTCCGTCGTCTGGCATCGGGATAGGTGGGTCCCAATTTCCGGTGTTCGGATTTAGCGTCCAAGACGGGTAGGGTTGCTGATATATAAAAGCATCTATGTTGGCGTCGTACGCCATATCTATACCAGCAAACTTTTTACGAAAACTACTGTTGTACGAAGTCTGTTTCCAAACCGTATCTACGCCGTACAAAGATTGACAAAACTCTACGCCGATAGGCTCCGACTCGGGAAATGGGAGATTTTGAATTACATCGTTATTAATAACGATGACCTGTACTACGATGTTGTTTTGATCAAGTTGAGCAAAATGCGCCATACATCACCAAGTTATTGAACCAGAGCCAGTGAATCTATAAATTCTAAATCCACCGGAAACAGAGTATGTCGGCGAACCTGTTGTAGCGGCTTCTTTATACGCATCAGAATATTTAATTACTACAACTCCAGAACCGCCACTACCACCATCAATAAAAGTTGATGATGTTTGATAGTTCGCGGACCCACCGCCACTGCCCGTATTGGCTCCGCCAGAACCCGGCGCAAACCCACCGTTGCTGCCACCAGCCGCATATACGATTTCAGTTCCGGTTATCGAATTGCTGATACCACTACCGCCACTCGCTCCACTTCCAGCAGAGTTATAACCGCCGCCACCACCGCCATACATCCCGCTAATATCAGGCCATGTTGTTGTTAAATCAGCATTACCGCCAGCATTTCCTTGTGCCGGACTAGTCGACGGCGTATTTCCAGCAGAGCCATTAGTCCAGTTAGTAAAAGCCGGGTTCGATTCTTGATAAGCCCAACCGCCAGCGCCAGAGCCACCGACGTTATTATTAGTCGGTCCAGCGTCATAAAAAGCCGGTCCGCCACCGCCGCCAGTCGAAGTGATAGTCGAAAAAACAGAATCGCCGCCTTTTTTACCCCATCTCGACCCGCCTGTGCCACCCGCTCCACCCGCCCCAACGGTTACTGTATACGTACCGGAACTAACAGAAAAACTACTGGATGTTCGATAACCGCCAGCGCCACCAGCGCCGCTAACGCCGTAATAAACTGATCCGCCTTGGTTGTAACCACCGCCGCCAGCGCCAGCAACTACCAGATATTGAACGGTTGGAGGAGGAGGTAGCCCAAAACTCCCCCCTAAAACCATCATTTGAATGCCGCTCATTAGGTCAAGTTCCCTGATGCAACGCAAAGTGAAGGATTGATAAACAGAATCGTAGCGATACCGCGAGTAGCCAAAGTCAAACTGGCTCGGTCAGTATTAGTACCAGCAAGGTACGCCGTTGTAATCGGGCAGTTAATACTGATAGCGCCAGTCGTATCGTTATAGATAGAGATAGCATTACCCGCCGTGAACGTGTCATTGGGTACCGTGATACTGCCGCCCGAACCGACCGTGACAAACTCGCCAACGTCAGAGACAGTCAAAGTGTAGGCTGAAGTTTTTGCAGTACCGGCTGATGGGATGTCACGCAGATTTCCCGCCGCATCTTCCACGCCGCCAGCAAAGTAGTTCCGCGCCGTCCCCGCTGCATAGAAGTTCCAGCGGTTAGTGCCAGCGGCGATGCTGGAGTAGAAGCCGTAGTTGTTGGTGGCGCCGGTAAGGGTGGATTCCGCAACAAAGCCGTATTGCGATGTAACGGTTGATCCTGCGCCAAAACTCGCTTGCGTAGCATTAAAGTGAGATAAAGAAGGCAGCGTAAATGACGCGGCTTGCGTTGTTGGAACGCTTTGAAAAATTGATGCGCTTGATGTGCTACCGCTTGGAATTGTTCCGTCAGCACGCACTACTTGCGTAACATTGATGCTGGTGGGATACGTTCCCGATAAATAAAATTTAACATAAGCCGGGGCCGTCCCGCCGATCCCGACGTTGCCGGAGGTATCAAGAACCATCCGACTAGAGCCGCCCGTATAGAACGACATTGGCAAATAAGTGCCTGTTCCACGGATACCGGAAACGACCCGCATATCGCCGCCGCCAACTATGACAAGTTGAGCATTTGAACTGTTTGTTATTGCAGAATCAGATTCAACAAATATACCCGCAGTTGTAGCGGTTCCATTTGGGATGATTTCAACATTCGTGTTTGAATTAACAACGTTTGTTTGAAGTGCTAACCGATCCGCTGGCGTACTGGTAAAGTCACCCGTGATGCGCTGACCTGTACCTGAAAAATTAAGATTGCCCGTAGATACGGTCAAACTGGCAAAACTAGCAGCACCACCAGAAGCAACATAACTCGTCGCGGTAACAATATCCGTACCGTTCGACACCAAGATGACCTTGGCACCGGCTGCAACAGAGACGCCGGTCTGACCAGCAACTTTGACGGTCACTGCGCCAGAGGCGTTGTTATAGATGAAGTAGAGTTTCTTGTTAGACGGCACGATCAGGTTTGTGCTGGCCCCACCGGTTCCCGTCAGTTCGATGAACATATTTCGGTTC